ATTCAAGACACTTATGATGCTGCTGTTTTATCAGTTGCTACAACTTTAGCAGAGACTGAAACAGGTCAAAAATTTTTAAAACATTTAGAAGAAAACCCCGGAGATGCTAAAGATTTAGAAGCAATTTTAGATACTGCTTCTATAATTCCTGCTGCGGGTTTAGCTATGAAAACTCCATCAGCTATAGGAAAAATAGGAAGAAATTTAGACACGGAAATCAATCTCTATGAAAGTCCTAAAGAAAGTCTTAAAGCTCTAGCCAGAGGAGGCGTAAAAAGTACAGTAGTATCTTTGTTAGACGCTGTAAGTGCAAAACGTCAAGCATCAATAAGAGCTTTAGCTGGAGGTTCTCTATATAAGACGCGAGAAGCTTTAAAGCGTCTACAAGATATTAAACAGTACGGAGAAGCTGCTGCTATTGCGGATGCGTTTTTAACTAGGCAGAGTCCACAAGGAACGTATAAAGTTCTGGAATCTGCAAACATTACTTTTGATCAGACTCCTTTAGGAGTAAAATATTTTGAACCGGGAGGATTAGATATTCCTGCTACAGATACTGATAAAATTAGTAGAGTTATGGCAAAAGGATACACCGGACCAAAAGCTCCTACAGAAGTTTTGAAACACTTTTTAGAAGAGATGCCTTCAATCTGGAAAGTTAAACCTGAAATAACTTCAGTAAATGTTCAACGCTTAGGCGGACCTAGATCAATGGTTTTAGAAGCTTCTCCAACAGTAATACAAACTTCTACAAAATCTAAAACAAGTCCTGCAGGATCTACAATTCCTAGTCCTAGATCTACTTCTGGTTTTTCAGAAATTTTGGGTTCTCAATCACCCCGTGTCATAAACAGTAAAAGACATCCTAAGGGATGGGCTAAAAGTATAAATAAAAAATTAGAGAACATGGATGAAAATGACTGGAGAAATTATTTAACAAGTTTAGAATTTGACCCGCAGCCTCACACTAAAGAAGGTCAAAAAATGAAAAATAAAAAAGCATACAAAAAAAATAAATTGAATCCTAAATTTTGGGAAGCTGACGGAAAAAAATATGTATCCTTTCAACAGTCTCACACATCTACAGATAAAGTTTTAGGCGGTGTTAATGATTTTATGACTTTAGACATAACAGGCGGCAAAAAAGATATAAAACTTTATACAATTATATCAGATGCTCACGATCTAAAAGTACTCGGTAAAGACCTTATTCCGCCGGGCGGATCTCAACTAATTAATGTGTTTCCTGCTGTTACTCACAACATTTCAAAAGGTGTCACTTACAACGTAAAAGATAAACATTTTAAATCTTCTAAGAGTGTTCATAAAAATGAAGCTGAATTAGCAGCACAACAATTAGAAGAAGCTACAGGAATTAAACGGCTACCACATGAAAGAGGATCTGCAGCCCAACTTAGTAAATATCAACGTAGAGTAATGTTAGAAGTAGCTGAAGGTGCTACTCCTTTACTAAAAGACAGAGCAAGAGCAGCTAGTAATATATCTCTTTTAACCGCTACTCCTACTACTCTTGCGTTTGGTGGAGAACAGAGAGAAGGTAAGGTTTTAAAAAGTCTTAGAAAATCGTCGGAGGATATTTAATGTATAAATACTTTACAGTAGACGAGCTTCATTGTCAACACTGCGGAAGGGACGGAATGAACCAAGTCTTCATGCAGCGTGTTGAAGCTTTACGAGAGAAGGTAGGCTTTCCGTTTATTATAAGCTCTGCTTACCGCTGCCCAGAACATCCCGTAGAAGCCCGTAAAAGCTCTCCAGGGGCACATGCGTCAGGGCAAGCCCTCGATATTACCTGCAGTGGAACTAACGCTTACGAGCTTCTGAGGGCGTCTCTGGAGATGGGCTTCACAGGTATTGGGGTAAATCAGACAGGAACCTCCAGATTTATTCATCTTGACATTTTAGAAGACGCAGCAGGGAGACCTAGACCTAGAGTCTGGAGCTACTAATGTTTGTCTGCCCGGCATCTAATGGATGACTTCGTTAGGGTTATAAATGAGGTCGGCTTCCCCATAGCCGCTTCTGCCGGGCTCGGTTATTTTATATGGAAGTTGATAATGCGGATTATCGATGGGATGGAGGGAAAGGTTGATGTTCTGGAGGAAAAAGTCGCATCGCAAATCGCAGAAATGGAAGCCCGCCTGGATGTTAAAATTGGAGCTTTACACGGTATTTTAATTTCTCTTATAGACCGAGTGCGTAGTGTCGATAATCAGGCCATTCGCCAGGATGTTCTGCTCAAAACCCTAATTGGTAAGGCAGAACTAATAGATCTAGATTTAATCGCCAAAGCTGTAAGAGATGACCAGCGTAAGGACTAAAGATGATTATAAATTTAAATACTTATAGAAATTCTAGAAGTAAAGAGGCTGAGTTAGCCTTTTACAACTCAGAGCTAAAAAGTAATATTATTAAGCGACATAAAATAGACACTGACATAGCTGTCATTGAAGATATTATACAAATTATTGAAAAAGAGATTGAGGAAGATCAGGAATAAAATGGTTATCTATACAAGATTTTCTAAAATCCTCAGCGGCGGGAGAAAAGGAATAGCTTTATGGCCTTTCGCTTTTATAGTTCCAGAACTAAAAGATGATACGGACATGGTGACTCACGAAAAAATACATTTAGCTCAGCAACAGGAGTTGTGGGTGATTCCTTTTTATGTTCTATATGTACTGTTCTGGGTAAAAGGATTGGTAAGAAGGGAGAAGAACGCTTACTTGTCTATTCCGTTTGAAAAAGAAGCTTACGCCAATGAAAAAGATGAAGTCTATTTAGAAAATAGAAAAACTTTTTCTTGGGTTAACTACATATAGAGGCGAGGGAATGCTAAAAGAACTATTAGGTGGTTTAGGCGGGAAGGTAGTAGATGCTGTCTCTGCTCGTGGTGAGCGTAAGCACGAGGAGAAGGTTAAGAAGCTTGAAATAGAAGCTGCCAGACATAAAACTAAACTAGAGATGGCTATGAAAGGCCAGCAGATGGATAACTCTTGGGAACTTGAGCAAATTAGGAACTCAGGATGGAAGGATGAATTTGTTTTATTAATTCTTAGTATCCCTCTAATCCTAAGCTTTATTCCCGGTACTGTAAGCTACGTAGAAGATGGCTTCAGAGCATTGAGCCAAACTCCTGACTGGTATCAGTGGCTCATCCTCGCAGTATTTGCTGCAATCTACGGTATACGCATATGGAGAAGAAAATAAATGACTAAGAAAAAATCTAAAGTGAACGAAGCTGGTAATTATACCAAGCCTACTATGCGTAAAAGACTTTTTAATAAAATTAAAGCAGGTTCTAAAGGTGGTAAGGCGGGACAGTGGTCTGCTCGTAAAGCTCAAATGCTTGCTAAAGAATATAAAGCTAAAGGTGGAGGATACAAATGAAGAAGCCTCAAAAATCTCTTAAAAAATGGACTAAGCAGCAGTGGGGAACTAAGTCTGGAAAACCTTCTACTCAAGGAAGTAAAGCTACCGGGGAAAGATACTTGCCAAAGAAAGCAAGAGAGGCGTTAAGTGATAAAGAATATGCTGCTACAACCAGAAAGAAAAGAGAAGATACTAAAAAGGGTAAGCAGCATTCTAAGCAACCTAAAAAAATTGCTAGAAAAACTAGAAAACATAGGAGAGCTTAATGGTTGACAAAGGTCGTAAAGAAAGACTGTTAAAAAAGCACAGACTGAAGGGAGTAAACAAGCCTAAAAGAACTCCTGATCATCCTAAAAAATCTCACGTTGTTCTGGCTAAAGAAGGAGAGAAGCTGAAGCTTATAAGATTTGGAGAGCAGGGTGCTAAGACCGCAGGTAAACCTAAGAAGGGCGAGTCTGATAGGATGAAGAAGAAGCGTAAAAGCTTTAAGGCTAGGCATGCTAAGAACATTTCTAAAGGTAAGATGAGCGCAGCCTACTGGGCTGATAAGGCTAAGTGGTAATAGACGGCATACCAGTTTCTAGTTGGTCTAAGAGCGGTCAGGCAGAGTACGTCACTGAAAATAAAAAACTGGGAGAAGAGCGCAGACTTTCTAGAGTTTTTAGAACTATCTTCTATGAATTTTAAGATGGAACTGTTAAACTACAGGACTACACATCTGACAGATCAACTGTCGATTTAAAAATATGAGGAATAATTATGGATGAAACGATTCAGTTCATAGAAACACCCGAGTCTACAGTGCTTAGAATTAATTCAGACGCCATGTCTCACTTAGGAACAACTCTTTCAGAATCTTTGCAATACGAAGATGAGAGCATGAAGAAAACTATTTTATCTTTAATGCAACAGCATAGCGCAGTTATTCTAGAAACCAGCAACAAGATAGTGATGAAGCAGAAATTAAATATCCACGCTGTCAGCTGAGGGCGTTTAATTCATCTTCTATAAACTTGTGTAAGTTTTCAAGCTTAGGCTCAAGTTCTTTTAAAATCTTTTTAATCGTGACAACATCTTCTTTGTAAAAGATACTGTCTACTTTTTCTTTAGGAAACTTTGAGTATTCGCTCATCAAGTTTCCAGAAGGATCTATAAAGATTTTAAAAGATATAATATTAGCTTCGTTCATCTAGTTTTTCTTCTACTACTAGAATTTTTTCTTTAGCAGAAGCTATCTTTTCAATCATAGCATCCATAGATTTTATAATATTAGGATGTTTTGCAACACCTACAGAGTTGTATAGATAGTTTTCTAGATTAGCAGTAGCTATAGCTATTTCTGCTTCATAAGTCATTTTAAGAGCTACTAAGTAGTCCATTAGTTATTCTCCTCAGTTAAAACTTTCCAAGATATTTTAAAATTTTCTGTCTTAGTTATTTCATTACTAATAAGTTGAGCAATTTCCTGACACTCTTTCTGTGCATCAGCATGATTTCTTAATTTTACTACCCTAGCAAAAGCTGCAAGAGATCCTGTCCAAATCCACTCTGTCATCATACTTTGAGGAAGCACCATTCTAGCTTGTTCAGGGGCTGCTCCTCTTTTAAGTAGCATATCATACAAAAGTTCTGAAGCTTTTAAAAGCTTTTCGTAGTTAGAAAACAGAAGATCATCATAAATGATAATGTCGTCAGATGATCCTTGTTTCTTATTCTCTGCTCTTTTTCTCCATACCGGAGGGGTATAGAAAGAGACATCAGAGTCTACGTACCTTCTACTAACTTCGTTCCACACCAATCCTACCTGATGCTTTCCTAACTGTCTAGCAATAAACACAGGTGCTGAGATCCTGAACTGTAGTTGAGCATGTCCAAAGGGAGTCCAGTGTTTGTGTTTAGCCAAGTAAGATATTAAATTTTCATCAGATTTACGCAGCTTTGAAATTTCTTTATTAAAAGAAACACGAGCAGCATTAACAACGGTTTTATCGCTGCCCATGAAATCTATTAATTTAACTCTAAGCAAGAATAAATACCATCACACTAAGAATAAAAACAAATAAACCAATCAAAGCTAACTGCTCATGTTCTGTAACATATCCCATGTAAATATCCATGATAATGTTTTCAATATATTCTACAATTTTCTTAATCATAGTTCACACACTCCTGATACACAAGCAAGAGTTTGCATACCTTCTGTGTTATCTTCATCTTCTTCAAGATCCCAGTCCATAGCTAAAGGCATTTGCTCATTAAGAGTTTTATAATCTTCAGAGTTTATTTTCTGATAAGGAGCCTGCTTATATACATGCTCTGACTCTGGAAGAAAGCTGATACCGCTAACGCTATCAAAGTTTTCCCAAATCCATTGACATACTGCAAAAAATGAATCATCGTTATAGTAGCATGTCATTGATGGTTTATGTTCACACCAGCTATCTTGATAAATCTTCCAAAGTTTAAGCTGTTCTAAAGAATTAAGGCTATCTACCGTAAAAGAGCCTTCAGGAGACTTCTGAGGAAATGAGAATACCCAGTTAGAGCTATTCATTACATCTTCTTCATGTGGAAACCCAAAGGAGATCATAGCAGTTGCCAGTGGATCTTTCTTATCTGCACGTACAGTCCTGATATAGTAGTCACTAAACCTTGGATGAATACCAGAAGCACTGTCAGTTAGCTGAGATACTGTACCAGAAGGCTTAACACACGTTACAGCAGTAGATTGATTAATACCAAGCTCTCCAGCCATAACTTTATTGGTCTCTACAGCAATCTCCCGCAACTCAGATAAGAATCTAGCGGTAGCCTCCTCTCCTGCACTACCATTGGTAATAGGACAATCCATAATACCTGTTAAAGATACTCCGAGCAAGGCTTCTTCTTCAGTATTACGTTTCCAGATGTTGCGAAGGTACCTAAAATCTGTCAGAGTAGCCTGCAAAGTCCCTAAAATTGTAGCCTGTTGGACTTTAACCCTTAGAGTCTGCTTCGTATCTGTAGATCTTACTACAACTTCTGAAAGATTACAGAACTGATACGGCCTGAGAATAATTTCAGAGCAAGGATTAGTACCAAACTTATGATCAGTATCTCTTCTGCCATTTCTAGCAGCCACATTCTTAGCTGCTACACGGCTAAAGATACCACGCTCTCCTGATTTACTTTCGTAGAGTCGCTTCATCTCACTGACATAAGTGTCAAAGTCTGGCTTCTCAGAATAGACAGCACTGTTATTAGCTAAAGCTCGCTGACCATTGGTCAAATACCATTCACCGTTCTTAGCATTAGCCATACGGTTATCTGTAACATTACTTAGGCTTATCAAGGCAGACCTACGCACCCCTCCTACTACAACAATGTCCGCAATCTTACATACAAGATCGTGGCATTCAAGAGACGTGAGCTTCCTACCAGCAGCACCTTTGAATAGGTCTACTGTGAAATTAAACAGGTCTGCCAGAGGCTCTGGTCCTGAAGCACGACCACCAAAAGTCTTCAGTCTAGCCCCTGCAGGACGTACTCTAGTTAAATCACACTTAGGAACCTTGCCAGCATACAAAAGACTGATAAGCTCTCTGAAGGCAGAGGCCCAGCCAATCTTACTATCAGATACAATAATAGTTGATTCTGTTATGTGAAAGCTGTCAGCAACTACTGGAAGCTGCGTAACGTAATCTCTCTCGACGCTAAAGCCAACTCCTGTACCGTTCAGGAGAATATACATTAGCTCATCAAAGGAGCGAGGATTATCAATAGGGAGATAAGAACAATTGTATCCTGCTACATTATCCCTATCAAGAGCTTCCCCTGCGGTCATCATACAACGCATAGAAGGCATAATATCATGATTATGTATAGAAGTATAAAGCTCATCCCAATCAATTTCAAAGAGATCAGGATTTCTATCTTTGAAGAAATTAATATATCTTTCTACAGTTTCTTTCCAAGTTTCTCTACGCTTCTCATCATCTAGGTAACGTGCGTATCTACTTTTGTGAATATAATGTTGATACTGATTCATTAATCTACATCCTTCATGTCTTTTTTGGCTTCTAATTCTTCAATCTCTCGGGTCTTTAAACGCTTAAAATTTTTCTGAGCTTTTAAAGGTTTACCCTTAAACTGCTTACGGTTGTATCGTTCTCGGCGCTCCTCCTTACGGTCCAGTTTCTTTTTCATTATAAATCTCCAATAACTTTTTCTCGTACCACTCAGCCTTCTTTAAATCCTCTACTCCATTTTTATATGGATACCTCCAACGATACTTAAGAGAGTTACCGCGAAGGTATCCAATATATTCTTCTTTGGAAAGCATTGCCTCGATACCATCAATACACTCTATATCACCCTTGTTGTAATGGGGAGGCTTGTTCACCATATCGTGGTTATGATGTAATGGGGCTTTACCGTAGTCGTTTCTTAATGAATCCCACTCAGTCATCTTTATATTATTAAGGCTCATTCCATCTCCAAATTTATTTTATCATTACGTTTTTTGAAATCTTCTGTCTCTTTGGCAGAACAATCTATCCACTTTTCCGGAATAGATTCTTCACTATACCATCTAAAACCATTAGCCCCTGCCCATTCAGCATGAGACCTTTTCGTACCGTCTTTCCTAACTTTAGATCCCGGCATAGGTGCAGAAGGATTAGCAAACAAAAACACAAGTTCCGTATTTTCTGGAAGGTTTCTTTTAACCCAAATATACTTAGAATACTCAGCATGATCCCAGAATCTTCCTTTAGATTCAAGAAGGATTGTTTTCTTACCAATCTTTCTTACAAAGTCTGGCTCGTAGGTATGCTCTACAACATACGATATTTTATTTACGTGATGATCCCAATCTTTTAATATTGACTCATGTAGAACAGCTTCCCACATAGAGTCATATTTAGTATTAAATCTTTTAGGACGTTTCTTTCTAGATTTCCTTAATGCAGTTTTTCTTGTAGCGATGATAGCCTCCTGTCTAAAAACTCTTTAAGAATAATAAGATCATCATAATCTAGTTCTGTGTTCAGCATCATTATCTTATTAGCAAGCATTACTATAAAATGATCTACCGTCATAAAGCTTTCATCTTCAGACATTTAGATCTTCCAATGTGATAGATTTTATATTCACTGAAGGATTATTTACACAAAAAGATTTTAATTTCTTTCTGATCCATCTGGGAGAATTAGGAGAAAGTCTTAAAGTTCCTTCTACAAGAGCGTGATATTCATCAGGAACAAGGTCGCGATAGTCAGTATCGTCAACCTTCAAGGCTTCTTCCTCAGGTAGAAGAGTCTTGACCCACTCTTTAAAAAGAAATTCAGTGTGTCTGTTAATCTCTTTTAATTTTTTATTGTTCAAGCCTGACTACCTTAGGTTCTCTAACAACTCTTGTAAAGTATTTAATACCTGAAGCATACTTATAAGCCATGAGACCGTTCCCATTATTAGCATCAGACCAACACTCATTCTTATATGGGCAGTAGTTACAGTTGGTGGATATTCTTCTGTTTCCACTTTTACCATCAGGAATGTCAGAGTAGCATTTAGGAGGAGGACTGTCAAGATTTAAATAGTCCCTGATGTTAGAAATTCTAGCTTTTATATTAGGCTTACTAAAAGGCCCCGGCCTGTATAAAGAAAGCTCTCCTGACTCCTTGTTAATAGCCAAGAAGCCACCATCAGAAGTCCCTTCAGCAGCCTCATACCCAGCTAACTGAGCCATATACCCAAAAGGATCGTCATCCTGTAAAGTACCTTCCTTAAATTTCTTAAAGGCAAAGTTACTTGCTGTTTTAATATCTACTACTTCTCCATCAATCTTACAATCAATATGACCAACAATACCGTCTACAGAAACTTCTTTCTGTTGGTCAGTTATAGAATGTCCAGAAAGCTTTACCAGAAGTACCACAAGTTCTTCTAGGATATGGCCGTACAAAAATTTAATCTGTACAGGCGCAGGAATACTTCTAATATTTTCATCTCTAAACTGATACCACAGCTGTCTGGCAGGCTTTCCGATGTTGCTCATTCTGAGACCAGAAGTCTGTTTACGAGGAGAAGACCAAGACCTAACAGCGTCTTTGATCTTTTCCCCAAACTCTTCTATGACGTCATCAGATAAATTTAGATCCTCACCTATCGCTAATGGTGATAGAGAAGAATAAATATCATCTATCAGTGTGCTAAGATCCATTGATTTTATTATAAAAATCTGCGACCTTTCTGATTTGATCAGGGGTGGCTTGATTCTTAATAGAGTTAGCCATCATACAGACAACAATAACATTGTCTGGTTCATATCCTCTACTGTTATCAATTCTATCAAGAGAAGGAGAATTCTTCCAGTTTTCGCGACCTACTTCAAACTTAACATTTAGAATAGGGCAATGAGTCCCTATCTGAATATCGTCTAATGTAAGATCAAAAAAAATATTACGGCGGCGTGCCCTATCCTTAGCGTGCCGCAACATGGTTAGGCGATAATCTCTACCCTGAGGATTTCGCTCAACAATCTCATACCTTGTTTTTCTATCCAAACCTTTACAAAGGCTGGGGGATTCATCTGGTTGAATGTTCACGAGTTTCATTTTTCCTCCCTATTATTTAAAAACCTAGAGCAAAAATCTTCTATGTTTTTAGAACGGTAATGTTTTTTGAAATGCATTCCATATGAAGACCATCTACCTGTAGTGTAATAATAAGAATATTTTTTACCGCTATTGCTATATACCCAGAGCATTTGTGCGCCAGCCTTAACTTCATACTCAATATTATTAGAATCTAAATATTCAGACACATCTTCTAATGTTTGATTAGTAGAATGTTTAAATATAGTTTCTCCTTTAGAGTTTATCCTGTCAAACTTCCAGTTATATTCTGTTTTAGATTCCATTTGTATCTGACTCTTTTTTCCAAGGATATTCTAATTCTGAAGTTATTTCTGAAATAACCTCTTTATGATAATAAAGTTCTTCATCATCTACAGACAACCAAATTCCTGTATCGCTGCTATCGTCAGGGTTGAGTTTAAATTTGTTGTGAAAAAAAGCAATATCTACTTTATCTGGATCAGCGCCTATCCAAAGTGTTCTTTTCTCAGGATTAAAAAGTTTTTGGCGTGGTTCATATTGAATATCTAACCCATCATCAAAAAAAGCATAAAATCCTCCATACTCATCCGGCTCAAAGGATATACTTTTTAAATATACTTTATCAATGTGTTTCGGCCCAGTTGTTTCCGACATTATACTCTCCATCTAGTGGACATTTAAGTTCTAAAACTTCTCCAGCATCTATAATTGCTTCAACACCTAGCTCACCAACCAGATCAGCAATCTCCTCGTGTACTTCTACCTGCCACTCATCGTGAACATTAGCTACTATATTGGCTTTTAAATTGCTGATACTCTCCTCAAAGATTATTAGAGCTTGCTTCATAACTATAGCTCCAGCACCTTGTAGAAGAGTGTTAAGTGCTGAGTGTTCAGACCTGACAAATATCTTACGACCATCTAAACCTTTAAGAAATCCTTTTTCAGACGCTGTTGATACTCTTCTTTTAAGATCTCTAAATGATGGTAGATTATCGAAGAATGATTGTCTAAGTCTAGCACCAACTTTTGAACCTCCTCCAACCACGGTCCCAAGCTTCTCATCTCCTGCTCCGTACAAGAGGGCATAGATGAAAGTCTTCGCCTGATTTCTTGATTCAAGTCCTGCAAGTTTTTGATTAGCGGTGTGTATGTCTCCGTTAATAATTTCATTTATATACTCCCCATCGTTCATGTAATGAGCAAGCATTCTCAGTTCAAGTTGACTGGCATCAATACCTACTAGCTTATAGCCATAAGGAACTATCCAGCATTCTCTACACTCCTTACCATAAGGTGAAGACAGATTGGGAACCTGTGCCATGTTAGGATCTCTGTGGGTCATACGTCCTGTAATGGTTCCATTGGGTATAACAAAACCATGTACACGATTATCCTCACCAAGAACCTTAAGCCAAGATTTAATCTGAGCTTCACGTTTCTGATACATCAAGAAGTCTTTAATTAGATCTGCTTGAGGAATGTTCTCAATTTGAGATAGAGTCTTTTCATTTACTACAGGTCTACCGTTCTCCGTAAACTGCTTAGGTTTCCATCCAAACTCCTGTAGATACTCACCTACTTGTTTACGTGATCCTATATTAAAAGGAACCATAGTCTTTCTGGTTAAACTGAGTAGTCCCGGCATCTGCACAAACTTCTCGTACTCATCAGGAGTTAGTCTAACACCTTTACCGTTGGGATTATCCCAGCTACCAGTCTTAGCCAGACTACCTGATTTATTATCTTTACGATAAATATACCTCTCATCAACCTTAGGTTTAAAGACTTTCTCAACCTCTCGCTGAGTCTCTGCCATCTTCTCACGCATCAATGCCAGTAACATCTCTGCTTTAAACTCATCAAAGTAGAACCCGTAAGCTTCCTGATCTTTCAGAATGCGTGCAGATTCATTCTCAATTTCAATAGACTTAGGATCAAACCCAGAACTCTCCTTTCTGAGAGCATGGTACACCTTAACATTTAAATCTACATCCCGCTTACAATACTCCATCATCTCTTTAGAGTACCGTTCAAACTGATCAAACTCTATCTTAGCTAGGCCAAGACGCTGACCCCACATACCTAGACTATGACCACCTTCCCTTACAGGATTGAACAATCTCGAAAGAACAAGAGTATCTATGATTCTCTGAGAACCTAGTTTAAATGATGTAAGTTGTTCCAAGACAGGAATGTCAAAGCCAATTATATTATGACCTGCTAATACTTCTGCCTTGGATAGCAGCTTAACACCATCTTCTATTTCATTTGGTGAATACTCCCATACTTGATTTGTATCAACATCTTGAATTACTAGACACCATATTACAGAAGCGTCTAGACCATCTGTTTCAATGTCAAATAAAAGCTTCATTCAAAAGCCATCTCATCCGAATTTTCAAATTCAACATCGGAATACTCAACCTCAGAAAGCCTACCAGTTTCCTTGTCATAAAGCAAATGTGTAGCGACACCAACATCACCAGTGTACCTCGACTTCAGAATCCTTACACGGGTGGTAGCAGCCTCAACTGGATCATCAGACTGCTGGTTCCTCTCTAAAGTAATAATAGAATCAGAAACCTGACCAATGCTGTGCGACCCACGCAGGTGACTTATGTCGGTCTCAGCACCCTTCTCATGGCCCTTGTTGCCGTCAATACGTCTGAGGTGGGACACCAGTATTAACCCTGCTCCAGTCTCCTCAGCGAGGCTCCTGAGGCGTGTCATAATGGAATCAATAGAACGTCGTTCATCACCCTCCAAGGTAGCAGACACCATCATATGCAGGTGATCAATGACAATCCATTTACACTCACAACCTATGATCATGTAGCGAAGCTTACTGAAGATCCCATCAATGTCATTGCTGCCAAAATGGGCATGAATCCACACCCGATCTCTATTGTCGTTATCAACAAAGACATCATCAAATAGAATAGAAAGTTCTTCTTGAGAATAACCCTCTCTAATTCTATCAATGTGAAGTCTGTCATTAGCTTCAATAGACAGGATACCATCAACAGTCCTAGTCCAGTCCTCCTCTAGAGCAATGATACCAATGTTATCTTTAGAGTTCTTGATCAACCAGTGTTCAAGCTCGCGAGTTACAGAAGTTTTACCAAGACCTGTACCACCAGCAAGAGTAACTAACTCACCCTGTCTCAGACCTTCAAGCTTCTTGTTAAGACCTTCCCACGGATACGGGATGGACTCCTTCTTCAAACGGTTATGAAACTTATCCTTATTCTCAGATATGTTCATAACACCAGACGGTGTGTAGGTTTTAGCATTCCACCAAGATGAAACAAAAAGACCGTGACCATTCTTTTTCAAGATGTCATTAGCATCTTTGAAACCTTCAGGCATGATCATTATCTTTGCCTTGTTAGGCTTCAACAGACGAGCCACTTTCTTTGCTGCCTCTTGTCCCGGTTTGTCAGCATCAAAAGCAATGACGATGTGATCAAAGCGTTCTAGAAATTCTATATTAGCTTTAACATCTTTCTCTGCTGACTGTGCGCCACCCTTGATAGAGATAACTGGCCACTTAGAACCAAGCAACTCATACGCTGCCATAGCATCACACTCACCTTCAGTGATGGTAAGGTACTTACCGCCAGTATCATTGCACAACTGCTGACCAAACAGACCACACTCCTGAATAGGACCGCTGCTTAGGAATCCCTTAGAGTCTACAACTCTAGTTTTATAAGCTACTTCTTCAGAACCATTATAATAGGGGTAGAAGTGTTTCAGGACACGTCCCTCACTATTAATAACAGACTTAACTCCAAACTTCTTAGCGGTATCTAGTTTAATACCACGATCTGTCAAAGGATTAAATCCTCCGTCAGCAGGACTGGAATTATCTTTTATTAATGTAGGTCTAGATGTCGTTTCCACTGAACCTACTTCCTCCTTGTAGTTTTTATAATACTTAGTACAGGAATGACACCAAGCTGTACCATCAGTATTAATAGTTAAACATTTTTTATGTCCACAAGAGGGACAATCTTCATGTGTTTTTTCATATGCCATAAAAGTTGGGGAGCCTTAGGACTCCCCCTCATCTCCTTTAACTGAATGCTCAATGTTCTGAGCAATGTTAGCACGTGCTGCATTTAGAACCGCCAAACGCTTAGTCAACGCACTAATCTCAGGAACAATCTCAGTAAGTAAGGAATAACCGAACTTTCCTTCATCACTGAGTTCTTCCACGGGATACTCTACGTTGTTAATAGTTACGACAGGTCTGTCTTCTTCTTCTTCCATATACTACCTCCTTTTAAAAGGCTAGTGATCCTATAGAATCATCAGACTCAGCATTGTCTCCAAAATACTCTACTAGGTCAATGATCTGAACATTCTCAAGAATAGGACGACGATACTTACCATCACCATATTCGGCGTGGCGCCACTGTACAGCAACCTTAGAACCATTTCCAAGTGCAACGTCAACATCATTCTTGTCTTGATCGACAAGACGCGGCTTACGGTTAGGCTTACCCCCGGCACCTATCTCCCACTGCTGGAATGTAATCACCGGGTCTTCTGTGAATGACGCACGCCCTGCAGGCTTCATGCCACAGTTATATCCAGCGTCTTGAAACTTCTGAAACACGTCATCAGATACAGCAAGATTAACAATGTACAGATTCTTTTCTCCGTTGAAGTCAGGCTTAGGAATAGTAACACTACTATAGTAAGCTACACCTTCAACTACTTGCGGAATACCATTAATGTTTTGCATTAAAACACGTCTCCTTAATTAGAACTAATAATTATTACACATCATCTACAGGGAAACAATCCCTCTGAGAGATTTTCTAAAAACTTTATAAAAAGTTTTAAAAGTTCTTCTTCATTTAAAATTAAATTATATCTTATTACCTCCTGCTTTACAAACGCAATAAATTTATTTTTAACTCTATCTTTTGGAAGATTAGAACCTATTCTCATTGCAAAAAGGTAACACCAGAACTCATCAATGTCATCTTCTATCATCCTGTGAACCTCCGTAAGCAATTGATTTAGTTGATTTTAGCATATTTTTCAGAGGATGTCAAGCCCTCAGAATTGGCCTCCCCGGTAGGACTTGAACCTACAACCCTTAGCTTAGAAGGCTAATGCTCTATCCGGTTGAGCTACGGGGAGTAAAAGATATGATTGTCTATCTGTGTTACCTTTGTTTTACTGCTTGACCAGTAAGGATTAACACTAGTATTATGATACCACATACTACCTTCAGTAATATCAGGTAAAGTTTTTAATAGTACTCTCATAGAAACATTAACAGCTAAATCCCAAGCCTTTCTGTCTGTTATACTTTCAGGTTTACCGTCACAGTACCAGCTAAACTGACACTTATGTTTAATAGGTAGTATGTTTCCACTATAAGATATGTAGTACGGTCCTTCATAAATAACATCACAAGGATTGTTGGGAAAGTGTTCTGATTCTACACGATTCATAACAACTTGGGCAACAGCTATCTGACCTATAAAAGATTCAGATGCCGCTTCAAAGTAAACATTCTGTGCCATACAATTTAAATTTCTATCAGCAAAAACCTCAAAAGAAATCGTCAACAGGCATAGCAAACTCAGCATCGTTTTCAAGCGCATATATCAGAACCTTTGAATTTTCTATGAATTTATCAAAATCTTCTTCTTGTTTTAGAAGTCTCCAGAACTTATATATTTCTTTAATGTTCATTATTATCCCCATTGAGTTGCCATTGCATTTGCAATACCAGTGAAAGTTTTGCTACGGATCTTCCATCTATCTTCGGATGGTGACAAGTAATGCACTCTGTGTTGTTGCTTTTTAGGAAGATTATCGAACTGTTTTTTGACGTTATCAGTCTCCTTTAGTGGTGATAATCCGTGTAGCCACAGGCCAGTCTTCTTGGACTCAGGATGTCCAAACATCCAAGGCTGTACATATTGGGTGGCCTTCATTGGTAAAACTCCTACAGGATTTTCTAGGTAAACTTTATCACATACTTTCGTTGCCAAGTCCCATACTGATATGGTCCAGTCAATAGACTCTAGCCTGAGATGATGCTTAGGTTTACCTTTACCATAGGTACCATTGCCGCTGACCGCTAAAGCTGTACAAGGTAGATGCATACCTATAAGGTCCCATGAGTCGCTCCTGATAGCATCTATACAGTCCTCCTGTAGATGATAGGGGCTGTTATCATCAGACGGTAGAAGATCATTAGAGAAAGCGTCGTGGCCTCTGCTCCTGAATGCTTCCCTAACTGTTCCAGAAAATTCAGCGACGATCAGAATCTTCAACAATTCTATACGAGTATCTCTAGCTTCCTCAATCTCTGAATGTATATCTATGCCCATAGTTATTCTCAAGGTGGTGCCCCGAGCCGGACTTGAACCGGCAAGGCCGCTAGGCCGGGAGATTTTAAGTCTCCTGTGTTTACCAATTTCACCATCGGGGCGGGTTAAAGTTATTGGTTATAGTATACGTGCCATAGTGCTGCTATACCTAATAGCAGAATACCTTGACCAAACATGAAAACACCAACACCTATTAAGGTTTCCACTGTTTAAATTCCAGAATATAGTCATCACCTTCTTCAAGTTTCTGAAGACTATATCCTCCTTTCCTGTACCTATTACCTGCTTGGTTAGCCTTGTCTCTGTCTTTTGCAGGGATAGTTACCCAGTGTCCTACTTGAGCTTCTGAAAATAACTGCTGCCATTTGCCTTTTCCTCCACGCTTAATAGTTTTAGGTGCAGGTCCAGTTTCAATTTTAAAAATGTTCATGTTTAGATCCATCCGAAAAAGTTATATATACTTTAGCATTACGTGTAAAGAGTTTAGCTTTATTGTCGAACTCGCTCACAAGCGTCTCTGGTTTTTCAGTATTTAGTTTCTCCTTTTCAAGCCAGTATTGAAATAGTTCAGATAGTGTAGCATCTTCAAGCATTTTGTTTACCAAGTTTTTTAATGGTACATCTGTAACAGTATAACAACTTGTCGAAGTAAAACATTCTATGTCTTAAATCTTTTTTAAAACAAAGAATACAAATCTCTTCATCATGGTTTATCATTAGCTATTATACCCTAACTGTTCCCAAGCTTCATCAGTTAGTCCAGTCTTTATAAACTCACGCTCAGAATGTGTTAGATTAGGCATGGCGTCCTCGATTAAGGTTCCTTCCTGCCAAAGTTTAAGCTGCTCTTCTGTAACATCAATTTCCTTTCTTTTTTCTCCACCAAAGATAGGACATTTACGAATGATTAACATTTACTTTTTCCCTATTAAAGTACTTGTGCATAGGTCTACCTTTTCATTTACATTAAAAACAATAGCCATAGATTTAGGATCTAGCTGTATCTCTCTGGCTTTCTCCGCAGCTTCTATACTAGACTCTGCTGAAATTTCAACTGTCCATGTAACAGTGTAGTCTTTAGTCACGCATGCCATTCCTTTACTGTCTCGTCAATGATCTCCTCCATCCAAGGGTCTAGATCACAGTCACCATCAGGATCTAAAAGTTTATGATGAGTACTATTAGAATCAACATAGGCGTCTAAACCTTCGGACAGAAAGTTATTTACCAACTTATCTGTAAACTCCTCTGCCTGTTCTCTCTCTTCTTTTTCTGAAAGATACCCATAAGCATTAATTATGTTGTAAATTTGAATAAGACTAAGCTGTATCATTCTCAAACTCCATTACTTCGTTAAATATTGTAGAAAGTAACATACTTTGATCCAGTTGTCTATCAGAAGAGATAATCATATTAAGACTTGGAGGAATATCACAGTCAATATTAAGGTACTCATCTTCAGCTTCGAATACAAAAGTTATCCTTCCATCTGAATCTTCTTGAATGCTGATAGAATTAATATCTCGAATAGAAATTGCGTTAATCATTTTCCATAAACCTCATAAAAGATGCTGTTATTATACTAACAATTGTTAGAAATAAACATATCATATAATCACATAATGGTATCATGTCTGCATAGAAACCGTATGTGCAGAGAATCAACATTAAAAGTGTAAACCATAGAATAAATATCAAGTTATCTTGTGTCATATTAACCTGCGGCGATGTTAGATTATTTCATATACGCTGGACCAGTCCATCTGACCCAGCTAAAATCCTTATCTATGACATTTCCTCGTGCCATGTCAAAAGAAGGTTTATTCCATCCCTCGGCTCTCATTATGTCTCCTCGCTTAAAACTAGAGTGGTTTTTAATTACAAAACCCCAAGCCTTTTGATCAACTAGATCATATTTGTTATCTCCCAGACATATTTTAAAATACTTTGAAGATTCCTGACAAAATAAAATATCTCTGAAATTAGAAAGATTTTGAGGAAGCATTGGGTGATCCCTTCTATTGTAATCCTCCTCAATTTTATCCAAGAGAATATCTATATTTTCTTTTAAACTTTGGATCATTTTAAAAAATCCTCAAAGCAGTTTAGCGTCATGCTTAGGACAGGTTGGTTTATGCTGCTAGAAGTTTAAGCGTGCCTCTTACAGACTCTTGCTGACGCGCCTTGATTGTCAGGACACTGTTACTATTGGTCTTGTCACCTACAGGAGCATGAGTAGACCAGTGAGTGAGAGCGTTGTATACCGCCCATTCATTGTCACCTAGTTCTTTTTTCTCGTGGACAATGTATTGATTCCATATGTACTTGAGAGATTTATTTTTAATCTTGCCCAGCAGATCTCCCAGTGGTACGTCACGGGATTCTGCAACAACAGAACAATCCGCAGCCTTTGCGAAAATCTCTAGCGCCTGTCTGTCAGAAACGGTGGACTCTTTCCAGCGACTCCAGCGTTCTGCCTCAATTTCAAAGGTCTTGATCGCTTCAGCCATCTTTCGGCGAGCGTGCTCCAAGCTAAGATTGACGGTATGCCGCGTTTTGTATAGACATACATTGTCAGCAAAGATCTGCCCGTTAGTACAGGCCATTCTGATTGCTCCTGCCTGAAAAACTACAGGCCATGATCCGTCGAAGCTTGAGCGTGCCAACAGTTGGAACTGTGATGTGTCACCGTGTCCTAAATCAATCTCGTAGTGCGGGAATGTCATCTGTATGAGACCACGCGAGCCGTTTGGTGACATCTGAGACCGGACATGCACACCTTCTGCATTGATCCCAGAAGATTTACAAATTCCTACGAGTTGCCTGTACAGATCGCTGTACTGCGCCCCTTCAAAATTGTATGAATTATTCACAATTGATATAGGTGCTGAGCTATCACCCACAATGTATAGTCCCTTCCTGTCAGGATCACAGTGAAAATTATCATTATCCTTGTAGAAAATCGGACGTGATTCAATCGTGGTGTTGACAATTTCCGGCGGTTCCAGAAGGTCCAGCGGGTTATTTGAAATTGATACGACGTTCATATCTTTGCTTTTGTATTTGAACATTTTTTACCTCACTAGAAAATTTCACACATGACAAGTCATGCTGTTATCGCCCGCTCCAATTGTGATTGCGCGATTCCCACAGAGATTCCCATCGCCTTAATCTGCCTTATTGTGCGTGGCGTAAGTGTCTTTGTTCCAGCAATTTCCGCGAATCTCCACGAGTTCTCACAGGCTGGGTACACTTTGTCCTCGCCATACACATTTTTGATTTTAACTGTGATGTTCATTTTTAATCCTTTATCAGGTTTTTTTTACTGTGGATACTTTCACAAATACCCACAGTAAAAAAAGAGCAGTTTGTAATCTTACTCAGGATTTTTTGTTTTTAGCTATTCAACAGCCTATAAGGAACATATAAGGTTCCATATTTACCAAATACTTTATTAAATCCATCCAAATCTTTCCCCAAATATATTATTGCAGATTGGAAGGGTGATGCACCTTTACCATCACCAAATTTCATTCTTTTATTAATAGCAATCCAAGGATATTTACTCACAGATTTCCACCATTTAGTAGAAACATCTAATTTAATAAGTAACACTAACTCCTCTGCATTTCCTGATTCATATTGTAAACTAGCATAAGGAACCCATTCTTTACTATTACTGTAAGGATGGTTCATAAACACTTTACCATGCCAATCATGTGCTAATCCATTAGTTTTTTCATTATAATAATTTTTAGCGGGAACATTAGGATTACCCTCACTATTTGAACATGGGTCAAGGTCAATCGTACCGAAGAACTTAACAACATCCGCAACAAATTCGGGTGGTGTGTTCCATTTATCAGTACGATTACCAGTGGTTGATGTTAATGCTTTAAGTGCGATTGATGCCATTAAAATATACTTTGTTCAAATGTTCTTGTAAGATAAAATGCCATTAGAAGTCTTCTACAACAATACTTCCGGTATCTGTTATTCTGTACGATGTAGGTATATCTTCAAGAGTTTCAATGTTTTCGTAGTTTTCTAGGACTTCATCCGCTGATCCATACTCTGTATAATCGCAGCACAGCCCTACAACATCCAACTCTATCTCTGCACCTATCGCGTCTTCGTAGTCTTCCAGCATTTCAAACAGCGTCCTCAATCCTGAAAAACTGAATTTATCTTTTATTTGGTCCATTTGGAAGGCCTCCTCAAAGTCGTAAAAGTTAACAGTAGTCCACATGATGTGTCTGTCTCTCTGTATGAATTGATGAAGCGAACATTACATCGCGCAGTTAGACTTGGCAAGTACTAAATAATGGAAGAATAGTGGAGATTGTATTACTTCCTTTATAGGAAAAAGGAAAGGATGTGGTAACTGGCTGTAACTTGTTGATTGGTAAAGTTTTTAAAAGAATATAGCGTTGCTTTTTTAAAACTTTTTAAACGGCGGGAGAAATTGTCAAACCTTTTGGAAAGTTTCCAGAAGATTAATTCCATTTTGGAAAGTATTAACCTTTGGAAAGTTTCCGAAAGATTAATTCCATTTTGGAAAGTATTAACCTTTTGGAAAGTTTCCGAAAGATTAATTCCATTTTGGAAAGTATTAAAAATTGCGGAAACTGGTATAAATGTTGCAGGGCTCTTTTTAAAAAGCCTTGCAAAAGTTGTGCCAGTTTTTTTTCGGTGAGGAGTCTTGACAAAGCTTTTAAAAAGGTGTAGGCTCTGGGGTAGGCAGGAGGCCATGCCCCCTCCCCCATATATAAATACATTCAAAAACATTTTAACAACTTTTAAAATTGTCCAACCTTCGGGGAACTTTTAGCCGGATCACCTTTCTAAAAGCTTTTAAAAACTTCTAATATACTTCTAATATACTTCTAAATAAATATTTATTTAAAAGATTCTAAAAACTTTTAAAAACTTTTAAAAACTTTTAAAAACACTCTTAGAAGGCGTGTTTTTCTATTATAGGGTTGTTTTCTTATTTTGTCAAGAAAAAACTTGACAAATCTTAAATTCAGCTATATAATGGGCAGTCATGAATAAATATCTACCACAGAAATCATCCGAACGTGTTTTAACAGAAAAGCAACAAAAGTTCTTGGACTGTTTAATCCAAACGGGAGGTGATCCAAAACTAGCAGCAAATTTAGCAGGCTATGCTGAAGGAAGCTACCTTCAAGTTATAAAATCATTAAAACATGAAATAATAGAGTTAGCCACTCAGATCCTTGCTCAATCTGCACCTAGAGCCGCTTTAAAACTTGTACATGTGATGGAATCAGATGAACCTATTCCTCAAGCTAATGTAAAGTTACAAGCAGCCCAAACTATTTTGGATCGTATTGGAGTTAGTAAGACAGATAAGTTAGACATTAGCGTAGATGATAGCGGTGGATCTTTATTTATTCTTCCTGCGAAAAGGGTTATAGATATTGAAGTTACCGAAAACTAAACCAAGAACACAGGGTACAGCACCTTTTGCGTATGATGATGATAAACCTAATAAACAATTTGTCCGCAACGAAACTAAATATAAAATATTAAAAAAGGTTGTAGAAGGCATTGTTGCTGGGTCTATCAAATCTATCCGAGAAGGTAGATTATTTGTAGAACATGAAGGTTATAGTATATCTATACAATCTCTTTCAAACTACGTAAAAGAAGAAAGAAAAGCTGTCGGTAACAAAGGTAAGTATCATTATACAAGAGCTAATCAGGCTAAGATAGCTGCTAGACAGGAAGTAAGAGATAAAAAAGAACAAGTTGAAAAGCTTCAAAAACAATTAACCAATGCTAAAAACTCTTTAGATTCTAAAACCAAGACTTTAACAAAACTTGACGAAGATCCTAAAACTAAGACAAAGGCTGGTAAAGTTGTAACAGATGCTGACATTGAAGAACTTTCACCGACTGTTCAAGAGGCTGCAAAGAAAGAAGTTATATTCCAGCCTAATGAAG